TATTATTTTATTTGGCTACTCAATCCAATACCCAATAATACACCTACACCTACCTTAAATGCAGTTGATTGATACCATTTAGGTTCTTTCTTAACGTAGATATTAGAAAGGTTACTGATTGACATAGTTGGATTATCAATGTGCAATCTTACTACACTATCTGTTTTTCTCAGTAACCTATTAAATAGACCATCTCTTAACGTATCTCCTACCGAATAGGTCAAATTACCACTTGATACAATTGAGTCTATTACAAGCACTCCTAACGTGTCAATCTTACCATCAATAGAATACCACTCACTATAATCTGAGAACTCAACTGGTAACTTAATGTAGTTAGTTGAATCAATTGTGATAGGTTCAGCAAGTTGAATCTTAGTCTTAATTAAAGTCTCGTATTGAATCTTAACAATCTCCTTTGGATTGCGAATAGACAATAACTTAATTGCTATATCCCTTGAATCAATTTCACTTTGATAATTCACAGACTGACTGATTAATTTACTTGAATCTGCAAGGTGTTGAACCTTATAGTTTTTTACCTCTTCCTTCATCTTACGATAGTCAATAGTCAATTGACCATTAGAGCCACAAGTATGAATGAAGATTAATAACATAACTATTCCAAAGACAATACCTAATACCTTATCAATTGAGTCAAACTTACTTGATTCCATAACCACCAATTAACTTAATGAACTTCTCCCATTTAATTTCAAAGCATGACTTATCTCTTAGGTTTGATCTTAACACATTCTTTGCTACATAGATTGGCATCTCACGTTCACATACATAATGCTTTACCACATGAAGTAGTCTTTCATCAGCCTCTTCTTCATCCATTGGTAAGGTGCAATCTTTCATAATTGCCTTGTTGCTTTCTTAACTAACAAATGTATTGATTCATCTAACCTCTTCATTGAATCGTCAACCATCTTAAGAAGTTCAATCTGTTCATCTTCACCTACATTATTACCCTTATCAAGTAACAACTTAACCACACCAGCAACAGATGTCAAAGGTTGACGTAATTCGTGAGATAACATAAACCTGAACTCTTCAAGTAACACCTTTTGCTTTTCGTGTTCGTGAGATGTGATAGAAGTAACATCAGTAATTTGGAATCCAACAAAATGAAGTGACCCAAGTATTGCATAGCAGTTCCACAAGTTCCACCTTAACCCACTATTTTTCTGCTTTGTTCGTGCATAGATACGAACTGGGTTAGGACTTAACTCAATTGCTTTCTTAACTGATATAACATAATCGTCAAGTTCAGTATCGTCTGAGATTATATCACTAACTTTTTTAGGTTTGATATGACTTGAATACTCTTTGAATAAATCATTTGACCTAACAATACTACCTTCATAGTCAGCAACTACATACAACAAGTCAATAGAATTAGCTAAGATGTATTGAGTAGACATATCTAACTCTTAACAATCTTGTTAATCTTACGAATCATATCTAACCAATAAAATGTAGACCGATATAACCAAATAGAAGTAGCTAATAACATCAACATCATTACAATTGAGTTTGATAAATCACTATATAAGTAGTCTTGAACCATCTTATTTTCACATTTTTGTATAGAATAAGGTTTTAATTCAAACTTATTACCCTTAATTAACCACTTTGCATCACATGGCTGTATGGTATCCGATGCTCTGAATGGTTGTATGGCTATTGTTTCAACTTCTACCTTTTCATTTGGCTCAAATTTAGTCAATATTTCATCAACATATAGAGTCTCACCCCACTGATTTTTATAAATGAACATTGATGTATCACCCATGTAGTGATTTACAAATGTGAACGGCTCAGGTGTAAGTATAACTTCTTTTAAAATGTGGTTATGAACCTTACAAGATGCACCAATCACACAAACATTATCAAATGTGTGAGTATAAATAGTGTCTTTTACCATCTTATACATTAGTACCCCCTTTCTCAGTAGGCTTCCACACCCACTTCAAGGTAACTACAGCACCAATGATATAAGCAAATGACTCCTTATCTATCTTCTTAGTGAAAAATAGCCAGAAACCTACAACAGATATGAGTGAACCTATAGTCAAATGCCAGTACACCATAAGTAAGTCAGCTATTTGTTTAAATTTCTTAGGGTCGATAGCCATAGACTACTATACGACCACCTTAAAATATAGTTCTGCTTCTTTTTGCCTTCTTTTTACTAAACCTTGCAGCACCTTACCACCACCTCTATTCCATTTGGCGAACTCTAAGGCAATATCTTTATCATTAGGGTTACTAAGTACCTTTTTTAGTAGTGTAGACTTGGATAAGTTTCCTAATCCACAATTAAAGGCAAAGGATACCAATGCATCAAACTGATATTGCGTTAACTTGACTGATTTAGTGTACTTACTTACGTAAATATCATAATCTTCAAGGGTCTTTATCAGTAATACTTCAGCCTCTTCTTTGTCTCTTAGCACATCACCCATCTTGACATTAGATTTGTCAGGATAGAAGGTAGAACCATAACCAATCGTAGGTACACCAGCCGAACATTTGTATGCATGGAGTCTAAGACCTTCAAAGTCTTTGACCAACTGAATACCAGTCTTAGATATATTCATAATTTATAGCCTATGAGTCGGATGCCGTTAGCTGAGGTCTTCATTAGATTGAATACTGAACATGAATTGAGACTGCAACTTCTGTATCAATAGCCGTTGCTGAAATTGTTATATCTAAATTCTTTGTTGCTGATTTAGATTTTATATTGCATTCATTGATATCTCCAAATGTTGCAGCGTACATAGTCATAGCACCATTTACTAAATTGTTTGCAGCAAAATTAGCACTTGGCTCAATAGGTAAAGTTAATTCAAATCTTTCTCCTTGGTTTCCTGTATCAGGTGTCATACGAATACGAAAAGAACAGATAACAATATCCCCTATCTTTTGATAAAATGAATTGCCTTCTATTGTTATAGTTCCACCTGATATTATGTTGCTTACAACTGGTGTCCAAGTTCCACTACTTACAATGTTGCCAAGTTCAATCTGCTTGGATGTACCTTGAGGGGATTGCGAAGTGTCGCTCACATCTACGATATAAAGTAAGTCAGCATCAACCGCTGTGGTCAACGTTCCTAAGTCGGTAATTTTTACTCCTGCCATGATTTTAGTTATTTAAAATGTAAGTATTTGCTTCGGTTGAGTTACTGAAATTTATGCCATTAAAGGTGAACTGATTTACATTAATTAGGAATACTCCTACATTAGTGCCTAAGTGAAAGCACATTTCGTCAACCACCTCAACAGATTCCACATTGGATGCAACAACCCCTATCACCGATGAATAGAATGTTACAAAGCCATTTTCGAGAGTTATGTCTATCATATTATTGTCATTGATATTAGTGAGATTAATGAGGAGTCTGTTGCATTGATATTTTGAACTGCTCCTATAATATATTTATCAGTTGTCCAATCAACTGCGATTGATGAAAATGTTGAATTTGCAAAATCCGTTGCAAGTGATGTAGTGGCAAGCAACATTTCAGTATTGGTAGTAATATTTTTTATTGCTGCCGTTCTAACCATTTGCTGCCCAATAGCTTGAGCAGCACCACCTGAATATGTGCCAAGTAAAACTGCACCCGTTAAGTTGTTTGCAGAGTTAGCATAAATTCTAATTGTATAAACTCCAAGTGCGCCCGTCTTTCTACCTCTTAACTTAAACTCAAGCACGTTACCAAGTACAACCGAATTAGCAGGAACAAGCACCGATGAACTGAACGTGTTAAGTAATAAACTGGATGCAGCTCCATCGGTTGTGTTCTTATAAACTCCCAATGAAGCAATGGTGATGTTACCACTACCAAGAATGCTTGTTGAGTTAATTGTCTTAATGTTAGTGCCACTTGTTAAGGTATCTTGTTTACCATTAAATGTTGACCAATCAGTTGTGCTTAATGCACCTCTATTAGTAGCTGATGCCGTTGGTAGGTTAAAGGTATGAGTAGCACTTGCTGAACTAATGCCAAAATCAGTACCACTTGTTCCTACTGCAAAGTTCTGCACTTGAGCCGTTAATCCATTTAATGAATTAAGACCAGTAGAAAATGTTGTAATGACTTGGCAAAGGTGACCATTCTCAGTATGTAGTTCAATTGTTCTACCTGATGTGTTTACAAAGACTCTTAGTGCCAATCTATCGGTGACTGCAAGGGTTGTAGCTGGTACTGCCAATGCAGTAAAATAAGCATCTAATGTAGTGCCATTTGTTATACCTTCAGGTGTTAATGAGTCAGTTGCAATTGATGTGAATGTAAGACCTATGGTATCATACTTTAGCAATTCAACATAATATGATGGAGTACCACCATTTGATGTTGCTCTGAAAAATAGTTCTAAATTCCAATTACCAGCTGGTATTGATAAAACACTTGGGTCATTTGCATCTGTAATAAACTGAGCAATCAATCCATTACCTTGAGCATTCGTTCTTGTAAAGGTTGTACCACCTCCCAAGACTGGAGTTTTACTCATTTGGTCATAAGCAGAACCAGCAAATGTACCTTGAGGTACAGAACCATTTAGGTAGTAACTTACAGATGAACCACCACCTTGACTTGTTGGAAAGTTTGCAAGTTGACCATCACCACGAATGTACTGAGTTGATAAACCATTTGCACTTACCGCTAATGTACCACTTGTTGTAATTGGATTACCAGTAACAGAAAATGCAGTAGGCATTGTTAAATCTACAGATGTAACACTACCAGTTGGTATAGTTGGAAATGGTGTAGGAGTTCCTAAACCATCTAAATAATCTGTAATTGTACCCGTTGGTACATTGAACTTACCATTAAATGTATCCCAATCTGTTTGACTAAGATAACCATCAGTTGAGGTAGATGCTTGAGTGATGCTTATATCAGGTGTTGTACCACCAGTTGAAGACATTGGTAAGGTAGCAGTAACATCTTCTACAATGGTCGCTGGTAGAATTGGAATGGTAGGTTTGTTAAGAATCTCACTTACACCACTTACAGAGTTCCAATCACTATTTACTTGAGCCGCTGGTATAGTAGGTTTATTAAGTATTTGATTATTACCAC